TGACAACCGGTCCGAGCAACGGATCGTCATCGGAAAGACCGTATTCAGCCTGTGCCGCGGCACGAAGCTCAGCCGCGGTGGGCTGATGTACTTGCTGCTGTTGCTGCTGTTGCTGTTGCGGAGGAACGATCTTGCCGTCCGCTGCCATCCAGCCGGCCTGAATTGCTTGCTGAAACTTGGAGGCGAAGGCCAGTTCGGCCTGGCCGAGAACATTTTGTCGTTCAGTGATCTGCGCCGTCAGAGCTTGACGCTCGGCAACGGGCAAAGCGCGAATCTCGCCCACATTGACGGTCGAGCCGTCGGGTAGGCTGAGGATCATATCGTCCGAATACTTGCCGTTCTTGAGAATGTCGTTCAGTGCCATGGGGGAGGGCTCCTCGTTCTATCGTTAGGCCGGACTGACTACCCGGCTTGCTGAGACATCATCCCCGATACCGGCGCCGAGCCATTCTGACCGGCCGGATTGGGGATAGCTGCATTGTTGGCGATGGGTCCGGCCGCAGACGTGGTAGCTGCTGCCTTCTCCGCTTCCTGGATCGAATTATCGAGGTACTTGACCACCTGGGCGAGGTTGCGTGTGACGCCAGGCATGGTGAAAGCGGCTCGGGTGTAGAGGGAGACGGCAACAGACTTGATCGAGGTCAGAGACTTGACCATCGCATCGGGGTCCGCGCCTTGAAGCTCAGCCAGTTGCTGTGATAGCTGCAAACCAGCTGGAGCGGTGGGAGGAGAGTTGGGACCTGGAGGTCCACCTGGTCCACCTGGTCCACCGGGGCCGGCCTGACCCATCATCCCCGGAGGGGGAGGCATTGGGCCGCCAGGGCCTGCGGGAGGTCCGCCGGCGGCAGGACCGCCTCCAGCGCCAGCGATCTTCTGGATCAATTGCCGAGCCATCATTTGCGCTAAAGCTGGATTTGCGGTACCCATTGGAGTCCTTGTCCTCGTTCGCCTGCGTTACTTGCTGACTACTTGTCCGACCAGAAAGGCTTCGGGCCGCCTTCAGGGATCAGGCCAAGGGGATCCTTGGGCATGGCGATCGGGTTGTTGTGGACGTCTGGGCCGGGCTCATTGCCAGTGCGGCCGACGGTGAGAGGGCTCTTCAAAATCGAAGAATTGAACGTATCACCCATCGCTTCCTTAATCTTCGCCATTGTGCTGCTCCTTCAGGGGTTGAATTGGTGGTACTAAACTGTCCGGATATCCGGCTTACTTCCTGCGGCCGGTCTTGGTCTTTCCTACCCGGCGGTCCACTTTGTGGGTCATCTTGCAAATACCTGACTTCATACGAATCTCCTTGGGGAATCGGCAGAGTGGAAGGTTACCGCGACCACCCTGCCTCTTCCTGTCTTGCGCATCGAACGCTTTCGGCGGGGAGGACGAAATCCAGTCCCCCACCTTTTCCCACCCTCACCGCCGAACGGGCCGGCTGGCTAACCAGCCTTCCCTACTTGCGAGCGGCGGTGCGCCGACGCCTAGTGGATCGTCTTCCTCCACGAGCTGCCATCGCGTACCTCCTTCGCTCCGGGTTGCAGCGGCAAAAGCCGCTACTGGCTAAGAAGACGGGGCGCGAAGGAACAGCAGCGGCCGTCTCCGGGATGAGTCAGGGCCGGCGAGAACCGCTCTTGCGAGAGTTCTTACCGATCTTGGCACGCATGTCGCGCAGAAACTTCCGTGGTTGACCAAAGTCCTTAACGACACGGGGATCAGATTTCGAGGGGGTTCCGGCCATGAGGATCAGAGGCTCCTTTCGGGAGTTAGTACGTGACGTGGACAGGACGCGCGGAAAAACTTACTTCCGGCGGTGCTCTTTCTTTGCCTTGCGACGGGCCATGGTGTTTCTCCTTTTCACACGCGCATCGACCGAGGCCGGTGTATGTGTAATTGAGGACATGGTAAGACAAAATGGAGGGGAGCGGGGGAATCAAGCGCCACACTAAAGAGACAAGACTTCAAATAAAGCTAAAATAGTTCTTGACTTTGTAGCGCACGTGCACTACATTATCCCTATGAGTTCTCCAACAAGTATCCGTTTAGGTGAGGCTGGGCTGAATTTACTGCTCCAGCTTTCAAGGGTGCTTGGGCTCAAGCGTTCAGCGGTTATCGAACTGGCGCTTAGAGAACTTGCACGGAAGCACAAACTCTAAGGTGTGGCCCAGGCAAGGCAAGCTGAGCTGGGGTAGGACCGGGTAAGGCTAGGCACGGCAAGGCATGGCGAGGAAAATTCAATGAGCAAAAACGGAACAGCAATGGCGATCGGTGAGCCGACCAACGGCGCACAAGAGACAGTCGAAACCGGGCTGCCGTATATCTGCAACGTAACAATCGAAGGGAGCGCAGACCTACTCCTCCACGCATGGAACTGCGAAGCCGTCGCCGAAAAAGGTGCGGCCAAAAAGGGCAGCGAAGCCAAGAAATCAGACAACCTAGAGTCCTACGTTCGCCGCAATGACGAAGGCGTTATCTGCCTTCCAAGCGAGTACCTCCGCATGAGCATTGTGACCGCCGCCAAGTTTCGACAGGATCCGCGGAGCCCCCGCAAAAGTGCAATGGACCTGTACAAAGCGGCCATCGTGAGCCTCAGACCCCTGGCCCCAATCACAACCGCCGCAGGAGAATTGCCAAAGATTTGGGATTACGAGCACCGCTGCCGAGTTCAGGTCCAGCGCAACGGCATCACGCGCTGCCGTCCGGCATTCCGTGAAGGCTGGCGCTGCGAAGTCTCCCTACTCGTCAACCTGCCTGAATACATCAACCCGCGCGAGCTTAACGAAGTCGTTGGGCAAGCGGGAAGACTGATCGGCGTGGGGGATTTTCGACCGTCCTATGGCAGGTTCGCCGTTGTAAATTTTGAGGTACAATCGGATTAGTTTTTCATGGCGAGGTCAGGTGAGGCCAGCCGAGGCACGTTAAGGCCAGGCGCGGTTTGGTGCGGTGCGGTGCGGTGCGGTAAGTCATGGCATGGACGACACAAAAGGCACTCGGTCGAATGTGCGGGAAACAGAATCAATAGATATTCAAGATAAAAGACCGACCTGAGTGCCTCTTTCCATGGCGGAACTGACAAACAGGAATCCCGAATTCAGCCAGCGTGCCCTCGTCGACCCACTCGCGGATCGTACGTGGTTGGCGGCCCATCATACGTGAAAATTCGGTAATGGTCAGCCAGTGCGCGCGCCAATTGTGCGTAGGGACGGAACGAGCAGAAGAAACGTAATCCGGGGCATCTGTAACCTGCGTGGGTACTGTCGTCGTTGCCATTCCGTCGTCCACCTTTCCCTGCTTTCTCATTTACGCCCTGACCGAACTTTTGCCAGCGCAGCCAGGGCCTGACCGGTCTGCTGCTCGTTCGCGACGCCCTCGGGATCGGGGTAGCCGAGGGTGCGCAGGCCCCGCTCCGGCCCAACAACACCGGCCTTCATCAAATCCGGAGTCAATTTTCTGACAACTGCTTCGCTGAGTGGCCTCACTGAAGCATCGTCCAGCGCCACATCGAAAGTTGAGGGGTCAACCTGACCATTCCACGCGGCGAGAGTAATCCCCTCCGGCCCGCGATACGGCAACGTGGTCTTGGTCTGGTACTTGCACATTGAATCGAAGAAGAACTCACCCACGCTCTGCGCTGTCTCGCTCAAGAACCGTCCGGCCAATTGCAACAAACCCGAAGATTGCAACACAGCGGAGTCGTAGAGATCGGTCGAGACGTTGCCGGCGCCGGGATCGCCCTGACGGGAAGCCGAGAACCCAAGGACGTCGTTCTGCAGCGCGAGAAGCTTCTCTGGCGCCGCGAGCTGCGCAGCCGTAGCGGCAGTCGGCGTAATTGGCTGTGGAGGCCGGCTCCCCGGCTTGATCGTGACCACTTCGCCCGGCAGCCCGCCAAACCCGTCGATATCAATTCCAGTATTTTCATCTATTACCCAGATTGCGTTGTTCATACGCAGGCCGTTCTCGAAAATCTGAGAATAGAACCGCTGAGCAAGCCTCTGCATGTTCTCGGTCATGCGAGTAACGGGGATCCCCCACGGGCCGAACAACGGGGGGAGTACATAATTCGGAAAAATCGGAAAGCGGGGAGCTGCCATATCACGACGTTGCGGGTATGGGTTGTCCCCGTCCTGAAGGATAACGCCCTCGCACTCGACAAGCCAGCGACCGTTGGGGTACTTGAGCCGGACTTCCGGATCGATCAGGGATGTGGTGGGGACGTCAGGTTTCTCGACAGCTTCGCGCGTGTAGTCACGGCAGAAGCAGTGGTTGACCAAAACCCTGGATTCGGAATTCTGAGTTTTTGCGTTCTGACCAGGGCTCCCTGGCATCGTGCTCATCGGTCCCGGTGGCTGCGAGATCCCATATCCGGCATCGCCTGAGAATGGTTGGAACCCACCGCTGGTGTGCCGCGGCGAAATCGCACGTGAAGTCACAGGCCACTTGAGGCGGACTTCTTCGAGATTCATCCACGTTCCCCAGCCGGCGTAGCTGGGATTCCACGTGTAGTCGGTCCCTGGGTCGAAGAACACCAGCCTCGGGTCAGTCGACCGGGCCCACATGCCACCACGGGCGCGGCCCAAGTCCGGATCAAATCCAGCGACGATCCACCCGGCGCCGCAATAGCGCGCGGTCAACCCTGCCATCAGCAGATGGAGATTCATCTTGGAGATTTGCCACTGAGCCTGGAGGGAGACTTCGCGAGAAAGATCTCGGGAAGTAGTGGAGCGTGTGGCTGGATCATCAGGATCAGCCTGCTGCGCAGATTTGTAAGCAGGGTCTCCGGCGCCGGCTGAAGGGAACACATACATACGGGGGCTGAGGTTTGAGACCTGATTCGCTTCTTCCAGCATGATGCGCTGTAGCATCGGAATCGAAAGCGAGGGCCGATAGACTGGACCAGGGGTCATCGCATCTTGCAGATTATATAAGTCCTCAGCGGCTTTAGCGAAGTTTTCTCCCAAAGCCTTATTGCGGGCGGAGTCACTAGCCTCCCGCCATTCCTGGATATGTCTTGCCCGAGGATCAATGGACTCCTGCTTTGCCGACTTTTTATTTGCACCAATGAAAACAATATTTGCCATCTAAACCCCTCCCCATGCTAAACTCGTACTAGGGAGCGTGCCTGTATGAGTGATGGTCTTTGCAAGTGCGGCTGTGGTCAAAAAACGACAATCTCTAAGTGGGGAGAAAAGCGATCTGGATACAAAAAAGGCCAGTCGAAAGATTACATCAACGGCCATGCTCAAAAACTGCCCTACTCGTTTGTCTTGGAAGATCGAGGCTACAGTTCTCCGTGCTGGATATGGAAGCGACATATCAGCCGCAGGACTGGCTACGGGCTTTTGGGAAATAGCGAAACGAAAATCCTCGGAGGCAGCAGGCGCGCACATCGGTACTTCTATAATCTGCTCATCGGACCTGTGCCTACCAAACTGCAGCTTCACCATCTCTGCCACGTAAAATGCTGCGTCAACCCCAACCACCTGGAGCCACTTACGAGTTCCCAGCACATGCGAAAAAGCCCGCAAGCTAAACTTTCTCTGGAACAGATTGACGAGATTGTGGAACTCCGGAAAAACAAAGCGCAACTGAACGACATTGCAACGCGATACAATATCCACCCAGTCTACGTACAGATGCTCTGCCGAAAAGCTGAAGTGTGGGTTTACTCCCGACTCACAGAGACTCAAGTGCAAGAAATCTTGGAGCTTCGACGGAACAAAACAAAAATGAAAGACATCGCAGCGCTGTACGGAATCAATCCCGGATCTGTAGGCGCCCTCTGCTGCAAAGCGGGCGTGTGGGTCAACAAACGACCTGTCCGTAAATAATTCAGCGTTCGCCATCTACCCCTCAGATTAGCACTATATTGACCAGAATCAACGCCTTTTCTTTGTACGCTTTGCCTGAGACTTCTTCACCGCGCTGTTTGCGCCGCGTATCGCACGAGAATCAGACCCAGTTCTCTCAAGAATCGAGTTTGCCGTTGCAGCCCACTGCCTCTTGCGCTTCGGCGACTTCACGTGAGAATTGTGTTTGGAAACGTCTTTGGCCTGCCAGGGCAAAGCACTACCCTCGTTTCTTCGCCGAGCGCTTCCCTGACTTCTTCTCAGAGGCCTTCACAGCCTTGCGAAGAAAAGAGGTGGAGTGACTTTTCGCTTCATACTCCGGAGATTCATCTTTTTCCTGCATGCCACATGCTTTGCTTCCTTGCTTCATCGTCTACCTCCCACGCGCGGGCGCCGGCGTCGAGCCGAGCTGCTGCGTGACCTGGTGACCATGGTTTGGGCAGCGGGGGATGCGAGCGAAGCTCCATCCCCCTCGGCAGCCGAAGACCCGGCCCCAGATTGCCCATCTCGAAGTGGTTTGCGTTTGGGGGATTTTGCCTTGCCTGTGCCGCTGAGCGCCATGCGGGCGTGGCCGAGCGCTTCATCGGCAGACATCGCTACCCGCTTGACCGTCCGGCCCGGCTCGTCCTTCTTGGCGCCGCGCTGGTGCCAGCGGACGACATGACCGTTATCTGCGGGAGAGATTGTGACTTCGGGGGAGGAGTCCATGGACGGATCGGAAGGAGAATCATAATCACCCACGGCGACGGCTCCTTGACTTGGACTTACGGGTGGAGGATGAAACACGGTGAGGGGTGGAGACGGCAGGGCCGCCACCGGAGCGGCCCGGAGGCCGTGCGCTGGGGTCGTTGTAATCCTTGCGAGGGTTCTGGGGGAGAGAAGAGGAGAACTCAGCAGGAGCGGTCGAGGAGTACTTGGGGCGGACAGAAATGGACATAGCTGGTGCGGTCCTCCAACGAGACGGTTCTGCATAGGAGGATAGCGGATACAATAGGTGGGTAGGGAGATTGAGCGCCACACTAAGAGCATCTACGCCATGATGTCGGTAGGCTCAACCTCTTCTAGCTCGTCTTCTGCGTCTTCCTCCTCGGCTTCCGGATCGTTTGCATCAATCGCCTCGCCCTCTTCCACAGGCACCGTCAACCCAGCCACCTCAGCCGCGTCCATCCGCAGCCACCGGCCCAGGATCGTTGCTGGAGTCTCGACCGACTCTGCCTCAGTCTCGCGGGTGTACTGCTCCAGGTTGGTTATGATCGTAGTCGCTTCCTTGAGGTCGATCGCGCCACCCATGACCAGCGTGTCCAGGTTGTCCATCAAATCGTGACGGAAGCCGGCGTAGGCGGCGGTCTTCGACTTCTTGCGATTGTCGTTGAAGCGCTGGCCGATCTCGCGGAACAGGCGGGTCGCACTGGCACGCTCGTTCTCGGTCGGAATGATCGTGCGAGTTGATGCCGGGGCCTCGTCGGTTTTAGGGACTAGCTTTTTGATGGCGGCTGGGAGAGCCGGGGGCTTATCAACAGAAGGCCTACCGGGCTTCCTCTTCCAATCGGTCTGCTCTGGCCGAATAAACGTCTCGCCGTTGTTGCCATCCATAACCACCCGCTGCCCAAACCAACCCAGGCCATATTGCTCTGGAAGACTGGTAACCGCGCCAGCATAGGTGTGAAAAGGGTGGGACGGATCAGTGACAGTCACGCGCGTGCCCACGGGAATGGCGTTCGCTATCGGGATGACGAGTCCTTTGGCTCCGCCGGCCTTAATCGGCTTCTCTTTCTTTCCGCTTCCGGGGGGACGGCCCCGTCGGCGAACGTCCCCTCCTGCTGAGCGCGCATCCGTGGGCTCGGCTGATTGGTCGGCTGCGGAACCTCCCCTGGTTTGCTGAACGGCAGAACGCCATCCCGCAAAGTGCTTTGAGCGCGAAGGAGTCGCTGCCGGGAAGACATTCCGTTCAGTCGTTGATTGGAGAGCGCCTCCAGGCGCTCGTCCGTCAAGACCGTGTGCCGGGATCTCGTGGGGGATTGGCCGGAAGGTGGCTCGGAGGTTGCGGGTACGGGGCTGCTTGTCGTCGGCAACCACGGGAGGATGGCTATCTCCAGGTACGCCTTGAACGACGCCGCCGCTTCCGGTGTCTGAAAGGAAATCAGCAAGAGACTGTTCTGCTGTTCGATCATCGTTCACCTCGTTGCCTCCTACCACAAACCATTGAACGCCCCGGCTTGGGCCAACTCCGTCATGCGCCGATTAAACCGAAACCCACTTTTCCTACACGAGCCTTCTTTACCATAGAAGCCCAACATATCTAACTCTGCATGGACCATTTCGTGATACACGGTCATCATGCAGAGATCGCGCCAACGGCGAAGTCTGGGGTGTATGAAAATGAGTTGCATCTCTTTTTCTATCTTACGCGGAGGTAAACCGGAAGCCGATACCCATGTTTGCTCATACGCGACCGCTCGCATCCTCCCGTGGCTGGATTTGCATACCTTGGCCGAAAACTCTATCTTAGCTATCTGCAACTTGTCACCAAAGTAGCGCTTGTTGGCTACAAGACAGAACCTCCGCAAATCCGCGTTAGTCTGCATATCAGTTAGTTTTTTCTTAGCTTTCATATCCACTCCAGCCTGTTCATCTTTGCTTTTTTCTTCGAGTATATCTCCAACTTGCGAAGGTGGTCGTTGCCGGTCGTCACCAGAGTCCCCATGCCGGTGACGCTGGGATCTTTGAGCCACTCGGGCATCTGACCGCGCTGAGAGGAGAGTCCTGCGGTTTCGAGTTCTTCTTTGGTGAAGAGTACGTTCTTCGATACTTTCGTTTGACAAGAAGTTGGATGGTACTGCTCTTTCGCGATCCACGCGAGTAAAACGCTCATTAAAATGTCATCGTGCCCGACAGATACGTTCCATCGCCAGCCCATCTCCATCTTCGCTTTTTTCATCTGCGACACCAAAGTTTTGTCCTTCGGCACTACCTCTTTGCGATGAAGCGCTGTGCGGTACAGATTGAACATCATCCTGCGATAGCGATCAGAAGTCTCAAACCCGAAAGCGCTTCCCGACTTCGACTTATCCATCTTGTCGTCGCGGCCCTTCCAGAGATATTGATTAGGGTAGTAAATGCGATCACGAAGTTCGCGCATCGTGATGTAGCCGATGTTGTTCAACTCGACGTTGAGCATGGCTGAATTGAAATAAAATCCAAGGGCGGCGGCGATGGACGAAAGCTCCTCGGGAGACACACGGGCCGCATATATCGCTGCGACGTTCCCGGTCTCGGCGTTGATGCAACCGAGCGCGGCATAATCACCGGGGGCCATCGTTGATTCTTCACCGCGCGCCGAATCTACACCTATGAAGTAATGGTGCTTGGGCTGAGGTGTCTCATACAAACAAAGTGGGCCATCGATGGACTTACGCAGCACACCGTGCTTATTGTCCGGAGTCAGATCGCAGTGCCCGCGCCACGGAATTTTCACAACTGAATTTTCAGCAAACTGCATCTCTTCGATGGTGAACGCGGGGTTGCCGGTGGCAACAAACGCCTCGGTTGGGTCAGCCGGAAATTCTGCTCTCCAGCGCTCGACAATCCCTTCGCACCGCGTTGAAAGAGTCTCACGGAACCAAGCCATCTGCGACTTAGTGAGTTTGACTTTCTTCCCTGTCTTCCAGTGCCTGATGTCATTCATCAAATGCCGCTCATACTCATCGCGTGGAGCATCGAGCGCAAACTCTTCCGGCAACTGATACGCTGGGTCGTCCCACCACGGTAGGAATATCGGCAAGAACTCATTGTCGCCCGCAACCGCAGCTTCCCACGCTTGATAGTAAGACTCTCCCGGCCCCTCCATTCCGTTTGCTGTACTCTCGATCATGCACACGTTGTTAGGGTCTTTACTGAGTGTGTTCATGAGCGAAGTGAACACGCCTTCGTAGGGATAAAATCCAGCCTCCGTGAGATGAAGAAAGCTAGATGTCAGCCCACGCTGACCATGAACTGTTGCTGCTGTGTGGTGCGTGAACTGCGAATCGGGACCGTCGGAGTGAGGCCAAATCAAAGTCTTCTTCGTTGGCTTCTGCGCCCCTGGATAAATCTCCTTGCAGTCCTCACGGAACCCACAAGCCATCGCGAAATTTGCTGCAGCCACTTCAGCGTTTTGCGCAATGCATCGCGCAAGCGCTCCTGGATGCGCGATGCAATGCGCTTGGCCGACACCCGTAGCAAGAGTAGAGAGCCCCACACGACGCCCTTTCAAAAAGATCATGAACAGTCGGCGGCGTCGAGCGAGATGCTCGTCGGCCAATTGAAAAACTTCCTTCTGCTGCTGGCGAAGTGTGAACGGGATGAACGTGCCCTCATCACGGTCACGAATATTCAACTTCGCGAAGAACCGTTCGACATGGGCGAGACGCAACGGCAAAATGGATATCCTTACTTAACTACAGCAATTTCTCCGTGAAACTTGAGCGCCGCTGCGTTGTAAATCTCACGACCTTCTTCCGCCGTGTCGCACATTCCTAAATTGTAACTGACGCCTTTGTACATTATCTTCACTTGAAATCTACCGCTGTACACGCCGCCCTTCTTTATCGGAAAGACACCTTTTACTCCCGTTTCACTATCGCAGTGCGCAGGCGACACTGCTAAGTTTTGGTAATTAGTGACGGCAAGCAAATTCTCGTCTCTGTTGTCTAGAGTGTTTCCGCTGAGGTGATGTCCTACTCGTTTATCTGACCTGTCCAAGCCGAGGATTTGACGCGCCATGGGTATGTTGTATTTCTCCCCGCCGACGTTGTACCGATACGCGTAGTATTTCTTACGAAGAAGTGTGGCACACCATTTGTACTTCTGCAACTCTTCAACCCGGTAAGGCTTGACCATAGTTACTTTACCCTGCGTCAACGGAATGTAACCTATACCGTCGATGATCCACCCTTTACGAATGTCCAGGCAACCGCAAGATTTGTACGCACTACGAAGCAGATCGAATCTCTTCAGAGACTGTACCTCTCTACACACGCATCGGCACATCCACATAGGACTTGTACCGGAGTACCGATCAAAACTCAGCACCGTCCATGAATCGAAAACTTGCCCGACCATATCTAACTTCGGGTATGCTGGAACTGGGGTCATAAGTCGCTCCTTCAAGCGATGAGGTCTTGGCCAGGTGCTCATACACCGTGACCCCACTATTATACCCCAAAAATCCCTCCTACAGCGCGTGTTCGCAAGTGGATTCGAGTTCCTTGTAGACACGCAGCATCTCGATCACGTCGCCGCCCGCGATGGCCTGCTCGCCCTTTTTGATATCCCCTTGGAGCATGATCTTGCCGAACACGCCTGCCTGACCGATCTCATCGTAACGAGGAATGATCTCGTCGCGAATGAAATTACACTTGGTCTGGATACCTTCGATCAGGTTCATTACTGCACCTTCCGAATCAAAGGCGCATGCAAATCGGTTATAATCCGTGAAACCTGCTCCTCAGCCTTCCCCTCATTCGCCGCCCTCTCATCCAAAATCCGAATCGCGTCCTGCAGATCTTCGCGCGTCGCCTTCTCCAGCCCGCCAGGAATCAATAGAACAGGATTCGCGTACTGAGAGAAGCCGACTCCCTGCTGTGTCATCTCCAGGAACGTCGACATCGCCTCTTGCGACTTCACAATCAAAAGATCGTTGGGGCCAAGTGAGAGTTTCTCAACAGACTCACGCAGAATGTCCTCGTACTTTTTGCTCACCGAACCTCGCCCATGTCCGCCCCATCAAACCGCTTCTGATCGCGCAGTTCTTTTGGAAGCATCTTCTCCCGATTGCGCTCACGAACACAAAGCACGCCACAGAATCGATACGGCATCGGGATGCCAGTTTCAGGATCTACCTCGGCGCCGCTCATAATCCATTGCGTCTTTCTGGCCTCTTCAAGCGTCTTCCCGCAGCCGGTGCAACGCTCGGTATTCCCTTCGTCCATGCGCTGCTGAAGAACCTCGGCCGCGAGATCGCACTGCTTGCGCATGCGCGCGAGCATTTCAAGACCGGACGGAACTTCCAAAGAACGGAAGTACTTCCTGACTTCCAGTTCCTTCGCTTCAAGAGACAGCCACGCAGCCGTCACGGTCGCAGCCGCGGCAGAATGCGCTGAGCGCGGATTAACAGCAGGAGGCGTAGCAATAGCTTCCAAATCCTCCATCAGCAACGAGCCTGATGCCTCAGCCTCGGCGCGCTGAGCTTCGAGGGGAGATGCATGCTGACGTTTGGTAGGCGCGGCGCCGATGCCTTGTGTTGGCTGACCGGTTGTAACTGGTGCGAGACGTGACATTGTGGGATCCTTTCGAGGGTTGATAAATCGTAATTAAGCTGCGTAGGTGTCAGTCCGTTGTTACAGAGCCGTCTGGGTTGATGTGTATGGCGGGCTTCTCTGGTGAGTCAAGAATCGCCTGCAACGACTCAACAGTCGGAGCCTGATAGCAAGCAATCGCCAGATTCATCGCCATCGTGGTCTCGCGGAGGTGACGCATCGCCGCAGTCTTGTCCGCGCAGTCAGGTACCGAAGCGTCGAACAACTCGGCGAATTCCTTGGCCTTGTTGCGCAACGCGTTGTAGACCTCGACCTGCTCAGGACGAGGGGCATGGTACGAAAACCAATTGTTCAGATCGTCTTGCCACATAAGTCTCCTTTTCAAAAAGTCTGTTGTTCCCTCAACGCCGATTCTTCCGGCGTCAACGGATGCCTGGGGTCACCGTAGAGGTGGTACATCAGCTCCGATCCCCGTGCCACACGGCGCCAATACGCTTCCTCTGTCCTGAACTCCTCACGTGACGCGATGTGGTCGTCCATCTGCGGGCAGAGACTGCCATTGACCGCCATTTGAATTCGGACCCCGCCGTTGCCCAGGTCCTCATACTTGACCAGTTCGTACTTGCCGTCCTTCGTGCGTCGCGCGTGGTCGTCCCAATCAAACGCTTCGGATGCCTCCCGATTCCTCTTAGCATCGAGAGACATCTCCCGCATCAAACCCAATTCCATCGGGGACCGCTGGCGACGGCGCATGGGGCCTTGAAGCAACTGGCCATCCTTCGCAAGCTGCTTCCTGACCTCGCGCTTGAAGAACGAATCAGTCATCACCCGCACCGAGAGTTTGTGATTCACCTCCCGGCAGGCCTTGCAGCCGAAGACATAGGCGTTGTCCCGATACTGGAGGAAGTCCATGCGCCGGGGGCGGCCCTGGGGATGCTGCGGATTGTCGCAATTTGGGAGCGCTTGATCTGGGAGAGTAGCCATTAGGCGACCAACTTTCCCATTCGGGCTGCAAGTACTTCTTCTCGCGTCGCAAACACTCTGCACCCCGGATAACAATCCCACCAGAGTTCGCCGTCAAGCGCATACCCCTCTCCGTTCGGATAAAAGGGATGACGACCTGGATGGTAGTGACGCTCGCGGACCCGAGCCTGAACGATGGTGTACCCACCACGAGCCCGGCGCCACACCCCAGAGCCGTCGACTCTCGTATGCGCTCGATCCCGAACCCAAACATACTGACCGCGCCGGAACCGAAACACTCCCTGTGGCCAACGAGCGCGCAAACGCTGGCCTTTATTGCTAATGCCGTAGCCCTCAGCCTCTTGAAGTTCAATCATAGGTTTGCAACCTTATCCTACACCAACTTACCGAACCTTCAACGCGCGGTCCCAAGTCTTGATTTGTCCCTGGCCCAGGCAGACCGGACAGGCCCCCTGGAACCCGGATTCGCCGACGATCTGCCCGCCGCCGCCGCAGCGGCCGCACGGCCTGCCCGTCGTCGCCAGATTGCGCGGCTCACGCTTGCGCGGGCCGGGCTTGGCAGGAGCTTCAGCCTCGACCTCAACCGGGTCCGCTCCAGCCTGCACCGCCTGCTGGCGCTGGAATCGCTGGTCCTCAGCCACGCGCACAGCGTCAGCTTCAGCCTGCGCAGCTTCTTCCAGCAGCCGCTCCATCTCAGCCTCAGCCAACTCCGGCGCAGGCGGCGCAGCGGCATCCTGGTAGATGCGTGGGGCGCGCTTGGCCGCGGGTATCTTGACCGGATCACTAGGACCGGGAGTGGGGGAAGGAACTTCACCTGTGGCTGCCTCGCCCGTGACTCCTGCTTCGAGGTCCGCGGTGAACTGATCCTGGATGTCAGGGGCGGGGGGAGTCTGCGCCTCAATAGCCGCCTTATGACGAGCAGCCACGACAGCGTAAGTAGAATACTCAGCGGCCGGTACTGCATCTGCACCTTTGCCGTTCCGCTTCATCACCCGCATCTCACCATCAACTATGATCGTGACGCGCTTCGCTGCTGCAGCCATGGGGAGAACGGCCTGCGACATGGCCTTGCCGATCGGGCCGACCGAGTTGATGATGAAGTCCCCATCATCCAAAGTTACGGTCAGAGCGGGTTTTACGCTTTCGATTTCGTTGCTCACTTAATTACCTCGTTTCAAATATTCTTGCAGCCGCGCGTCCACTTCCTCGTCTGAAGTTCCGGAGATTTCGAAGCCCGGTGCCTGCTCACCGGCCTCGCCGTGACTTACTCTTCCGGCTTGGGCATAAGTGGCGGAATCTCGATTGAGATCTTCGAGTTCATCTTGGATGCGCTTGCCGTCCTCGGAGACTTCGAGGATCTCAAACTCGTTGTCGGTGCGATGCCAGTTCTGTTCGGCCAACTCGCGAGGCTCTTGCTTCTTTGTGCCAATAGCAAATGCACCAGGCTTGCCATCCTTACCAGCATTAGCGAAGAGAACTTTGTCGACCTGTTGGCCTTGAGGGTTGAAGTAGTGGACGTTGCCGTTGTCGTCGAAACGGGTTTCGAGGGGAGTGCCTTCGGCATCGACAGGGGATGGAAGATTTTCGCGTTTACGGA